TTGCACAGAGGTTTCAGACTAAATGACTTACCAACGAATACAGACACCAAGATTTTATGTGGATACAATTAACTGGCTCGTATCAAGAGGCGTAGCTTCATCAGAGTTCGCTGTTTATCATGCCGCATCAGATTCTCTCAATCACGATTCAGATTATGTAGATGAAGAATTATTCGATATGAACCCCGCTAATCAGGTAGTATTCTCAACTTCAGATTCAGCGGCGACCCGAGCCGATCATGTTCTTTTCACGATTGATAAACAGGCAACCTCTGTATCAACTAACTTCGTAGCGATCTTGAATCATAACATGGATTCGGCTGAAGGAAAATTTAGGGTGGGAACGAGTGCCAGTGCTATAACCTCTGTCGATCCTACTGCCGAAGCAAGTGCTTCAGTTCTGAACGCCGCTGATTCATCTAATATATTCACCCCCGCAACTGATGGGGATTCAATTATTACATTCGATACAGCCGACACCAATAGATATGTGGCTGTCCAATTTGAGGGTGATTCTACTTTCAGTTCTACTTATGACTTGAAAGTTGGGTGCATCTTAATTGGTGAATACTTTGATATGCCACTCGCTCCTGATCTCCAAGTTACAAGGTCTGTCAGTTTTGGGAATGATATAATGGAGACACCATCAGGGAGAAGATTCAGTCAGGCGAAATGGCTTGAAGGAAATCAATCTTCATCTACTCAAAGCGGTCAACCGTTCAAGAGTGCGGGGACTTCTACATCATTAAGGTTCGGGGGACGAACTCAATTCAATATGAACTTCAGCTACCTGACCGATACCGATTTGATAAATAGCGATGTATCTACAGCGACCGATACCGATTCATTCTATAACATGGTTTGGAATCGGACAGGTGGCAGTCATATCCCATTTGTATTTACACCCGATGGAAGTTCTACAACCAATGGCGATTACATTTTTGGAAGGTTCGGGCAAGATGAATGGGCATCGCAACAGGTAGCAAGTAACGTATATTCAACAGCCCTTTCAGTTATCGAGGAATTTTAATTGAAAGTCCAAACCTTAATTATTTAAGTGAAACAGCCTTTTCACTTAAAATCTTTCAGAATTAGGTCAAATCGGTTTGAAGCGGTCAGACAGGCGTTTTAACGCCACATCCCTGATTATTCGTAGTTGTAATTGAAAAGATTGGAATAATTGATTTGGGTTGAATCTATAAGCATAAAAAAGGACTTAATCGGGTCTGTTTTGGTATAGCCTACGATCCAAGTGGTTTTTCGGCTAACTTAAACATTTTAAGTTCACTAATTGTAAGGGCTTTCAATCCTTTCTTAAATTAGACTTCCAAACAAACCTGATCTCACTCAGATTCGTTTTAGTAGAAGCCGTATCGTTCTCCCTGATGCGGCTTTTTTTATTGTAATAATTTTGTTGACACGTATACTCGTCGGTGGTTATCTTTACTCTTAAGATGATTAACATAATTCAAAAACCAATTTCGGGCTTGGCGGCACGTTTTCACGTTAATCATCTTGTGTCGTTGAGCCTTTTTTCATTCATGGAGGATGTAAAAATGAAACTAACCGAAAAAAGCAAAAAAGCAACTGCTGAATGTCTTTACTGTGGGAATGAAGTCAAATCAACTGACTTTAGAGAATACTGCAACGAATACTGTGAGGAACAGTCAGACATGGAGTTGCTTGATGAAATAATGGACGAGGAGGATAAATAACCATGAGTTACAAAATAGGTGAGACTGTCTGGTTTCAAGGCAAGAAATGGAAAATTGCTGATTGTTGGAATGGTGGATATGCCCTTTGGAATAAAGACAAAGATGGAAAAGTGATGGAGGAATATGGGTGGAAAAATAATGAGCCTGATCCTCTATGCCCTTTTTTTGAGGGTTGGGTTACTCCTGAGTACTTGGGCAAGGTTCTAACAAAAGAGAATAACAAACCATATTTCGGAGGATAATACAATGGTTCAAAAAAACAAGGTAAAGCAAATCATCAAAGATCAGGGGTTAAGGATCAGCCCTGAATCGTTTGATGGAATTAACCGTGAAGTAATTAACCTGATCTCTCTAATGTGCAAACGGGTGAAAGAGGATAATATGAAAACCCTTCAAGCCCAACACACGCACATCTCAAATGGTGTCCATAATGTTTCGCATGAAACAGTTGATGAACAGCCCATTTGCAATCGCTGTGGATCAGTCCCCGATTATATTATGGATGTAGCTTATTCCATAAGAGCCAACGCTGAAGATTATGCCAAGATTCTTCATGCGAACTGGAAAAGGGCGAAACGATGAAACAGGTCATTGGGTTCACTGAAAAATACTACACCCTTTGGATGGTAAACGAATCTGAGACGGACGGGTTTTATGTCAAGAACCTGTCTATGGATTTAAATATTGCCAAGTCTAAGGTTGAAGGGGAATATGAAGTTGATTTGGAGCGACGTGGCACGACTTGGGACTACGGTGGCGGGGGTATGGATATGCCTGAACCTGCCGCTGATGAGTTTTCGTTCGGCATGTGCAGGAACTTCAAGATCATGGATTCAGATGAGATTTGGCAATTAGAAAGAGCCGCCAAATCCGAAACAACTCCTGAGAGACAAGAACTTGCTGTTAAGCGATTAATGGAACTTGACAGCAAGTATGATCTTGTCCCGTTCCGTGATGGTTATTGGGATCGTAAAGAACGGGATGAAATCCTTGAACAAGAAGCGGAGGAAACAAGAAAAGCAAATCTGAAGCGAGGTCATTTCTTCAATGATAAAGATAAGGTCGAACTCGAACTCAGAACGCTTGAGGCGTTTGGTTTTGACGGGCTTTATGGATATTGCAACGTGCGAGTCTATGAGTCTAAATGTGGGCGAATTTTCAAGTATGTAGGCACTTGCCCACCCGACCTCAATAAGTTGGAGGATCATTATACCAAGAGCGGGAAATGGTACACAACGATTGAGGACGATTCCTTTTACAAGGTATCAGCAACCGTGAAGCACTCTGAATATAGCAGAAGGGTCTATGGTGATGAACTTGTAAAGGATGCTAAAGATAGGACACTCGATTTCCAGTATGAGGATATTGTCGAAAAAGAAACGAGACTAATCAGAATCAAAGTGGAGGATAAATAAATAATGCTGAAGATGCCCCAGCACGATGGTACGTTTGTCCGTAAGATTGGCGGTTGGAGGGCTTATATGGAGTTCTGTAAGAAAAAGGGGCTACTGAATAGAAGAGTCAAGAAGGTTGGGAGGAACGAGCCTTGTCCCTGTGATAGTGGAAAGAAATTCAAAAAGTGTTGTATTAATCAAAGTGGGGGATGAACAGCGGGAATGTTAGAAAACGATACGAAAACACCATATATTCAACGATTGAAAAATGAGATTCATGATTGGAAAATGAAAGTGACTGAAGTACAAGTCAAATGTGATAAGCTGAAGAAAGAAAATAAATCCTTGAAGGATGAATTATTAACGCCCAAAGTGGAGGAAAAATAATAATGACAATAAGACAAGTAATAAGGGAGGTTCTAAATCACTCTGATAGCTTCAGCTTGTTTGGGATGGTGAATCTTCATTTCGTTGAGTCTAAATTAAAGGAGGCGGGATTTAAGAGAGTCCCGTCAACGGACAGATTGGAAAATCTTGTCATTGAGGAATCAAAACGATTTGGTATTGATCCTTCTTTTCAAGTGTTTCCAATCAAACCGAATCGTGGACTATATCAAGATTATATCGTGGAGGATAAATAACGATGGTAACACTAATGAGTCTAAAGAAAGCTGAGATCGCAGGTGGCGTTGATTCTTTGCTTGAAAAACTACACGGTTTATTGAGCGGAAATGACGTGATGCACATTTGGGATATTTTATCAGATGTAAAAGAGTACTCGGGCAAAGGTGGAAAGAGAATCGCCAAGCGGATGAAAGACCTTGATGATTTCTATAATGATCCAGAAGTGAGTGTTTACGACACTTCTGATAAACCCATTATAGATAGTTTTGGTAGAGATATTGAAAGCTATAAAATACCTGTAAGCCAATCCAAAGGAGGCTATCACGATGAAGCAGACAAATAAGCATCACACAATAGGTTGGATTCCTATGATGAGGATTGTTTTCGATCCTGAAGTAGAAGATGATTGTGTGGTTGAACACTACATGGAAGCCCATGCGATCAGAGACGGGTTGACGTGGTTGCAATCGAACTATCAGTTCCATGATAATCCTGACGAAACAGGTCGGACGGGTGGAATGTTCAAATGGGAAAGGGGCGGGTCATCACCTGAGATTGATTTAGAGATCGCTGATAACGTGTTGGTTTGTATCCGATCAGCTATCTTTAATGAAATATATTTCTATAAGAAATATAGGTCTGGAGAATGGGATGCCAATTTCGATCGTGGTGCTGTTCAGGGTGAACAAATGGCAGATCAATATAGAGCCAACGTCAAAATGCTTTTGAAAGTTAAAAGATATTGGAAAGCATTGATCGTTGATAAACTAAGAGGAGGTTACAATGTCCAGAATGGCTGAATATGCGTATGAACTGGAGTGTGGTGATCTTCCATTTGATGAGCGTGATATGGTTGATCCACCAGAGGCTAATGATCCCAAATACAACAAGGAGAAAATCATGGATTACGAACCCGATGATTGCCAGATAAATAAAGCGATGCAACTGGATGCCTATCGACAGATCGGTGAGAACCTATCTTGGGCTTTGAATCTTAGGCGTTTTCAATTAAAATGGTACAAGCGATTATATAGAAGATTAAGAGTTTGGTTAAATGAGATTTCAAATAGATGAGCGACTTTACCAAGCACTATAAGATCACCTTCGAGATGACCTGTCCGCACACGGGCAAAATATATCAAAGAACTCTGCATGAAGCCGAGACTCACGATCAGGCGGTCTGTCTGATTATAGACGTAGTTGAGGGTCGGCATAAAGAGATAAAGAAGTATGCTGACCCATACCTTTTCTCAGCCGCATTTTTCACGGGTTGGGGTGAGGAAACTGCAATCACAGATTTGTTACGAGTTGATGTGGTTCGCAAGAAGAGGGGTGAGCCGTACTTATGGGATGAAATAAAACAAAGAGGAGAACAAAAATGGCAAAAAGACCCGCAATCAACTTGAATAAAATCCCCAAAGGGGATCAGCTTCAATTCGTTAAATCGTTTGACGGTGAAGGCAAAGTGTGTTCCAATGGGGCTGTGATGTTTGGTGTGGATCATGATGGCAAATCATCTAATCTCTTTATTGAGAAGAATGAACAAACCTCAACCCTAATCAATAAGTTAGGGCAAAACAGGAAAGGGGCTTTCGTTACAATCTTTTGTAATGACGATGATTACCAAATCAGTTTCGCAGATGTGGTTCTGTCAGACTCAATACCTAACGGGACTGTTCCTGAAGGTTATGTTGAGCCTGATTGGCAAAATATCGCAAGGGGTAAGGTTCGGCATGGTGTGGGGATAGCCTTCATCAGTCAGGGTCGGACTCTTGATGAACACACAATCAATGAAATGGAAGCATGGGTTAATTATATTATGGACGGTCGAACAACAGAGCCAGTTGAAGAAGACCTACCATTTTAGAAGATTCGTGGTTACGATGGGCAAGGCAATTCGCTCTTGGACAACAGCACTTATGCAAAGTATTGGGGTACGAGAAGGGAAATGCACGATCAATAATAATCAAGAGGGGAGCAGTGGGAGGAAAGATGACCCACCAATGCTCCCCTCGGGAGGTGATGACTGTCGTTCTTGCACTGGAGAAAGAATACAACTCTGTGGTTGCGGGACGTGGGTCAACGAAGAAGGAAAGCCGATAAATGGATAGAGGTTGGATAAGCCTTCATCGAAAGTTGAGAGAACATTGGATTTGGAAGAAGCCTGAATATGTACGAGCGTGGATTGACCTTCTATTTCGAGCAAGTCATAAGGATACTAAAATGCTTTTTGATGGCGAATTTATCCTTGTTGGCAGGGGTGAATTTATCACTTCGCTCAAGAGCCTTTCGCTTAAATGGAAGTGGTCAAGATCGAAGGTTAGGCGGTTTCTAAAGTTGTTGCAAAAAGATTCCATGATTGTTCTGAAAAGCGGACACAAAGCGACACACATAACTATCTGTAATTACGGTACTTATCAGAACCTGCGGAACGCTGACGAACATCAAAAGGACAGCAAAAGAACAGCAAAAGAACAGCAAAAGGACACAATCAATAAGGGTAATAAGGGAAATAATGTAAATAAAGGGGGAGAGCCAACCCTGCCTGTACTAACATTCTGGAAACTTTTTAACAACTGGAAAGAGGACAGGCAACTACTGCCACAGGAAGTAGCGAACCAAGTGGAACGTCAGTTAATGGTTCGAGCATTGGAGCAGTTCCCTTTGGAGATTTGGAAGTCCTACATTGATGAGATGCACAAGCGAGGCGACCAGAAACAGCTTAAATGGTTCGTGGGTGGTGATTTTAGGCAATATGACCCCAAGAAACCCATGAAGAGTAGCAAAGTGAGGGTAGATGATTACAGGATGGATACAGCGGGATTCTATATCGGCTATTGCTTCAAGTGTGGGAACACTGAATTTTATGCAAAGCATGATCTCTTTGGAGATTCCAAATGTTGCAAGGCGAGGATATTATCTAAAAAGAAGGATGATAGTAATGCCCAATAAGAAAGCAAAAAGAAGGAAGCAGGAGAGGCGAGAGAGGGATGAATACTTGAGTACACACGGCAGGACACCTGCCCAGATCAAGCGGAAAGCAAAGCGTGAGAAAAAAATTAGCGGGAGATTCATACCATGAACACGATGAAACTAACCACAGAAGAGGTGAAGCTGTTGAGCAAGGTGTTCCAACTTTCATTACATTATCTCGAAAACACGTTACACGATGAACATCTTGCAAAACAGATCATGGCATTAAAAGACAAATATGAAGCCATGCATCAAGAACGACCAGAAGCACCAACGGGCGAAGCGGGTTCCACACCTATCGGTGCGTTGGGAATGGCTGATTCTTACTACAAAGAGGTTGCAGTGGGGGAGGTTTTTGGTGGGGAATAATGATCTCATCTTAAATGTCCTGAGAGAATACGGGGCATCAGCCGCAACTGTTGGTCTGGCTAATAAAAGACTGCATGAGGGAAATGCTACATTCAGCCGAGAGATGCCTTTGGATGGGACTTACAAAATGTCTGAATCTGTGGAAGAAGGGGTTGATCTGATAATCTATTTATCTGGTAAGCATATTGAATTGCGTTGGCTTGAAGATGAGAGTGAGTTTGCGATCTTGGTTACTGAAGCTTTAGAGATGGCAATTCATCTCACCAAAATACTTGTCAAAGCAAGAGCGGAGGAAATGAAATGGGCAAAACAAAAACTGAACACGGCTTCATAGAGAACGGCACTTATTACAAGAAGGAATCTGAGAAGATGAAGCTGAGAATGGGTGGAGGCTCTTGGACAATTCCAACCAATGAGATTAAAAATCATGACATAGAGCGTATCCGCTACAAGACGGAAGCCAATGTTTATGAGATTGATCTTGAGGATGCGTGGTGTAGTGGTTGGGAAGGCAATTTCAAAGGTGAGGACAAACTTGTTGTCCCGATAAAGAATTGGACTATTACAAGGCGAAACAATTAAAGGGTTTTTATCTTATGAGAATAGGGATATATGATGTTGATTCAAAAATTCCAAATCTTGCTTTGATGAAAATAAGTCAATGGTACAAATCAAAAGGAGATAGCGTGGAATTGTATAGTCCGCTTTGGTTGGATTCCTATGATAAAATTTTCGCAAGTAAGGTGTTCAACTTTTCAGATGGTTCAATGTTAATTCCAGAACGAATGAACATCGGAGGAACAGGGTGGGATTTATCCATAGCACTACCCGTAAAATTCGAGCGAGAGACTCCCGACTATTCGCTTTATGGATATGCTCATTCTATTGGATTTACGATGCGTGGGTGTCGCTTTAATTGCAAGTTTTGTGTAGTACCCGAAAAGGAAGGCAGACCAAAACCATACAATACGATTGAGGAGATTTGGACTAATAGAGATTCTGATTTTATTGTACTATTGGACAATGACTTTTTTGGGAATCCACAATGGAAAGATAGAATTAATGAAATAAAAGATTTCAATTTGAAGGTGAATTTTTCACAGGGATTAAACATCAGAATTATTACTGACGAACAAGTGAAGGCATTGGCAAGTGTAAGATTCTCAACAATAAGTGGGAAAAAAAAATATGTGCATTTCGCATGGGATAAGATTAAAGATGAAAAACTGATTGATGAAGGAATCCAGAGATGTTTTAATAATGGACTCAAACCTGACCAAATGAGTTTTTATGTATTAATTGGTTATGACACGACACCCGAAGAAGATATGCACAGAATTATGAAATTGCGAGGATATGGGTGCAAACCCTATGTGATGCCTTATGACAAGAATGATTTTTATCAAAAGAAATTGGCGAGATGGGTAAACCACAAAGCGATTTTCTTTAGCGTTAAATGGGAAGATTACAAAAATTAAAAGGGAGAGGACAAATTTCAGGCACGTCCAAGTGCCGCCTCCATGATTACACGTTCTCTCCCTTGCAATTCTTAAATCAAAAGGAGAAAAAATGAGGTCACAATTAGACACAACCGTTTTACAGTCTCGAACCTGTACCACATTAATTCGCACGATAGACAACTTGATTGATGTGGTTGACCATGAGAACCCAGTAGCAAAAGCCTTAGTGAGAAAGGCTAAGAAACATCTGGAAGAATACACCCGAGCAAACGGGCTATTGAAAGCAAACAGCAAACAGAGACACTGGAAAAAATACAGGTCAAATAACATAGGGAGAAAAGAGAGTGCATGATTGAACGCTAACGCTAAAGGAAAACGTGGCGAAAGGGAAGTCGCCAAGATAATCAACAAGACCCTCGGAGTGAATTGTCGCAGGACACCGAACTCAGGAGGGCTGTCTTTTAAGGGTGATATTATAGATATTGACATTGACAGCCACCTTCACAACTATCACTTTGAAATCAAGAACACCAAAAGCCTTATCCTCCCTCAATGGATCAAACAGGTTGAAAATGATTGCCCTGTTGATAAGACCTCCATTTTGATCTACAAGCATAAAGGCAAGTGGAGGGCAGATATGAGACTGAACGATTGGATAGGAGATCAACTGACAATACAGGAATTGCTGAAGAACAAATAACCTCTATCTTGCGGGAGATATAGATGCGGAACACAAATAAGCCGCCCTATGCGGCTACGGATATTCCCTACGCCCCGAAAAGGCGACTTACCAGAAAACAGTTCGATGTATTATGGGATAGGTGTTGTGGGGGTACCCAAGCACAGATTGCTGAGAAAATGGGAATTTCAAGAAGGGCAGTGAGAAACCATATTACAAGAATAAGAAAAAGGGGAATTGAATGTCCTTGAAGTGCCATTAGAAAAACTTTTTTCTCTCTATATTCTTTAACTTACAGCTTTTTCCCCCTTAAAAAGAGTGCCATTTCTCACTATACTATGAGAGACATGATGGTTGATATGACAGATGTTGTCCCTGATGAAGATGAGGGAATTGGTGGGGAAATAGGGGCAATTCAACAGGCTTACGGGGTGGATTACTTCACCGCTGAAAAGATAGTTGAAACCAACAATGAATACCCAGATGATGAATCTAAATACAAAAGCGAAAATGGTGAGGATGTTTATGATCGTGATTTAGTGGATCATGTGGATTGGCAGAAAGTTGAAGCCAATCACTCAAGATGCTCTTTTACTTCATCGCAAAGAGATTCCAAAGATACGCAGGAATATGTTCATGCTCTTGGTGATCCCGAGGAGGACATTGGGAAACGAACCAAACCACCTTTTGATTATGTAAATCCCCAAAGATTATCTGATCTTGTGACTTTAGGCTTTTCAGATGTACAAATTGCTCAGACACTTTCGGTTAGCCCTGAGAGTGTTGAACGAGCCAGATCACTATACCTGTAAGGGTTTGACAACCGTCATATAGTATTCTCAAGGGACGGGAAACCGACCACCCTTCAATCGAGGTAGCTACCTCAAATATATGGAGAATGGACAACTCAAAACAGTTTACCATCCTGTTGGGGCGTTAATCTTCGCCGAATACAATCCTCGGCAACTCACCAAAGACCAGTACAAGAGTCTCCGTGATTCAATGGAGAGGTTTGGCTTAGTTGATCCTGTTATCATTAACAAGCATCCAGATCGGGAGAATATCGTGATCGGGGGACACCAAAGATTGAGAATAGCCAAAGACATGGGGATTGAGAAAGTCCCTTGTGTTGAACTGAGTCTTGATCTAAACCAAGAGAAAGAACTGAACGTCAGGCTGAATCGTAATGTAGGGGAGTGGGATTACGATGCTCTGGCGAATTACTTTGATGTGGGGGAACTGACAGAGTGGGGGTTCACGGAAGATGAACTCCAATTCTGGGTGGATGAACCCACCGAAGGACTGATTGAAGATGATGAAGTCCCCGAAGTTGAGGAAGCGGTTACTCAGGCAGGGGATTTGTGGCTATTGGGGGAACATCGAGTCCTGTGCGGGGATGCGACAAAGAAGGAAGATGTTGAACGGCTGATGGAAGGGCAGAAGGCTGATATGGTGTTTACTGATCCGCCTTATGGTGTAATGTATAAAAGTTCAAAATCAAACGCAATAAGTGGAGATTTAAGCCAAGCCACAATTCCGTTATCTTTTAAGGAAATAATCCATTCTGCGGCTTCAAAAGATGCAAGGATATATATTTGCGGTGGCTCAAACAATGCCCAAATGTATTTCAGCCTTTTTGATAGTTATTGCCAACAAATGCCGAAAATATTGGTTTGGGTAAAAGAAACCTTTGTGATGCGACCAAATAATTACCACAGTCAGTATGAGTTTATATATTTTGGATGGACAGGGAAAGGCGGAAGCACCAAATATTGGTATGGAGATAGGAAACAGTCAGACGTTTGGCAATTCAACAGAGACAACAGTAAGGATTATCTTCATCCAACACAAAAGCCAACAGTTTTAGCTGAAACGGCAATTGGTTATTCTTGCCCACAAAGTGGTATCGTTTACGAGCCTTTCCTCGGCTCTGGCTCAACACTAATCGCCTGTGAGAAGGCGGGGCGTAAGTGTTACGGGATGGAGATTGACCCGCATTACTGCGATGTGATTGTAAAGCGTTGGGAAGAATTTACAGGGAAGGAAGCTTTGAGGATGGAATCCGCACGTTGTTAAAGCAACGTAGAGCAACGGACAAATGGACGGTGGAATCACAGGCAAAGGATTTAAGAAGGGGCAATCAGGCAATCCCAAAGGGCGACCAAAGGGTGTTCAATCAATCCCTGACTTACTCAGGAAGATCGGCTCAGAAGAAGGCTCGGTTGATGGGTTGTCTAAGCTTGAGGTGGTATTGAGGAAGGTGTTCGGGTTTGCTGTTGATGGGAGAGCGTGGGCGGTTCAGTTCATAGCTGACAGGACGGAGGGAAAAGCAATAGAGCGAAGCGTAGTTTCTGACGAGTGGAAGGAAGTCGTGAAAGAAGCATACAAGCCTGAAAGCTGATTACTTCAAGCGGATAGGATATGAGCCTGAGTCTATCCAATGGAATATCCATAACAGCAAAAAAAGATTTCGAGTAAACATACAGGGCAGACGTAGTGGAAAATCATTTGGAGCGGCAAGAGAAGCGGAGATGGCGATCTTTGCTGAAGATAGTCGTGGGTGGATTGTTGCACCTTCTTATGAGTTGGCTAATAAGATTGGCAGGGAGATTCACGAAAACCTTATCCTCAGATACAAACTCCCCACAGTCACCAAGAAGGTCATCAACGGACAACTGTTCTATGCCAAGTTCATCAATAATGCAGAGGTCTGGATCAAGTCAGCCGACTCACCCGATACAGGGCTTGTCGGAGAGGGACTTGATTGGCTTATCATTGATGAAGCCGCTCTTATTTCAAGAATTATTTGGGAGCAATACCTCAGACCCACTCTCGCAGACCGACAAGGATGGGCGTTATTCGTGTCAACCCCTCGGGGATACAACTGGTTATATGATCTCTACTCGAGAGGCATCTCTGATGATTATCCAGAATGGGACTCTTGGCAACACGCCAGTACAAGTTCGAGGTACTTCAGGGATAACATAAATGACCTCAAGAACGAACTCACCAAAGAGACCTTTGAACAGGAGTACCTTGCACAGTTCACCTCATTTGCGGGAAAGGTCTATCCCTTCGATAGAAACGTACACGTTGGTCGATATGATTTCAACCCTGATTGGGAGACTTATTGCTCTGTTGATTTTGGTTTCCGTATGCCCTCTGTTGCTTGGCTACAGGTTGGCAAGGTGGATGGGGACGTTGAGATTCACATCATAGATGAGATCATCCACGACACCAACATCAAGACTGAAGAGTTGGCTGATAGGATTCTTGCAAAGAATTACCCCGTTCTACACGTCTATTGCGACCCCGCAGGTGCGGGAGTCCAATCAACATCAGGACTCGGGGACGTTGAAATCTTTAAGAGAAAGGGCATCTTTCCGCGATTTAGAAAGGACAAGGTCAGTCGCTCCGTCGCTTCAGGTGTTGATCTGGTTAGATCGTATCTCGAGAACGCAGAAGGGAAGACAAGGCTATTCGTCTCGGACAAGTGCAAAGGCATTATAGAAGATTTTGAGAACTACCGCTATCCTGAGAAGAGAGAGAATCAAATGCTTAAGGACGACCCACTCAAGGATGGGCGACACGATCATGGCATGGATGCGGTGAGATATTTTTTTATTAACAGGTTTCCGATCGTTAAACGGGAGGCGATTGAAGTACAAAGGTATTGGTAGATGGTTATTCCCGATTTAAGCGAACAGGCGATTGTAGCAAGTATAAAGAACTGGATAGATGAGTCTCATGTTAGGGAAAGAGAAGATAGAATCAACTCGATGAACTACTATGAGGGCGTGAATCTGGAGGGGGAGACCCGTAAGTGGTTCGATAGTAATGCACTCAAATACGCACCGCCTATGGCGGTCAATATCACCAAGAAGCTGATTGATGGTCGTTTCATTTCATATAAGACCGCACCAGAGCGGAAGGCTGATGACAAGTACCTCGATATAATTGGGGACTTAGATCAGGATATGGTGGAGATGGATAGGCTCACGGGACTGCTCGGGAGTATTGCCATGCTTCGCTTCTATGATGAGGATAAAGGGGTACTGGACTCACATATCTTAACAGACTTTGAGCCGTTATTTGTCCCTAATAATCCGAAGCCTGTTGGTCTGGTCTATCCCCTGTTCAGTCATGGACGGGCGAAGGAGAATGAACAGGAGTGGGTATTCTGGTCTGACGAAACACATTTCAAGATGTTGAAGGGTGGACGGATCATTCATGTGAACGATCAAGATATTAATCCGATGGGTGTTATGCCGATAGTTTTCAGCCATCTCTATTCTATGATGGGGAATGAATGGTGGAGAACAGGTAATGGGATCATGGTAGCAAACGCCAATCAGCTTTACAACGTGTTCGGCACTCAGCTATCGCTTGGCAATATGTATCAATCTCTGGGACAAAGTGTTCTAACGGGAGTAGATGAAGCGACCCGAATCAAGATGGACGTATCGAAATTATTAGTCCTACCAGAAGGAGCGAATTACCAGATCGTCAGCCCATCGGGATCGCTAAATGAGATCAGGGATAACATGAAATGGGTGGTGGAGACAACAGCCCACGCCTTACATCTCAAAGTCAAATGGGGTAGTGATGCGGGTTCTACATCAGGAGAGCATCAGCGTATCCTTGAGGTTGATCTCACCGAAGCTGTCATGGCTGACTTTGAGCGATGGAGGAAGTTTGAGAACCAAAGATTTGAACTGGATAGAGCAATACTGGAAACGAATGGGGTTAATGTAACCGATGAATATAATTGCAATTTCTCAGAGCCGCACATACCCCTATCTCCTCAACAGGAGAGAGAAGAATGGGAGTGGAAGTGGTCGAATGGTCTGGCTACAAAGAAGGATTGGTTCAGGCATTATAATCCCGATATGGATGACAGCGAGATAGATGAACGGCTTGGCGAGGCACAGGCTGAGACAACAGCACAAGCCCAAGTGGCTCAACCTGCTCAGTCATTAGTAGAGAGGTTAGTCAATGCCTAAACCCGCAGATGATTTTATGAAAGTCCTTGAGCAGATTCAGAGCAAACTGTCAAGGGAACTCCCTACCCTCGCATCACGTCTTGCCAAATTAAGCGATCAGGAGTTGGCGATTATAGCAAGGGAGTTGGATTTCTTTGCTGAACTGAACAGGCTTGGATATAGCGATGCCCTCCAGAAGTTGATGGATAATTATGACGATGTTGCGGCAAAGGTATTTTCTGAGGCATCCAAGAAAGGGTTGCAAATCTCAGTTGGTTCGGTTGAATCTCTTGAATTGATAAAGGAATTAGATGCGAGGACTCTTTTAGGACGGGCAAGGGGATATTCGGATCAACTCAGGACTGAAATGCTCAAGGGTATTATATCAGGTGAGAGTGGTCAATCCATCGCTCAGAGATTGGGGGAAACAGTAGCTAAAGAATTGTCCAGTAGTAACGTCAACATGATAGTCAATGATTCATTCTCACGGTTCTCTAACTCGGCTACGTTTAAGGCGTTTGAAGAGGATACAGATCAGAAGTTTATTTATGTGGGAGTCAGAGACAACCTAAATAGACAGGAATGTGCCGATGTTCTTGATGACGCTCAGAATGATACAGGCTACACGGTTGATGAAATAGCTTCCTTGCCTGTGGGCTTAACTGATAGGGGTGGCTTTAACTGTCGGCATGATTGGGTAGTGGCATGAGTAGGGCGGCAGATATTCCAAAGATTACAAGGGGGCTGTTCAAACAAGCCGCAGAGAAAGCCAAGTCATTGATTATCCTTGATGCTTCTAAGGGAAAATTCCAGAATGATAAAAGCGGTTTTAGTTATGCCTCTCCTGAGAATCCTTATTCTTATGTCAGCTATAAAGCGAGGAGCATGAGAAAGATAGGGCGGGGATTAAAGAAAATAGGTAGAGGAGATCGCCTCAAGGGACTGAAAGGCAAGTCAACAGATACAACCACAGCATTTGTCAACATGAGATTAACGGGGGAAACACTCAGGCGAATCAATGCCAAGTCAATCAAGGACGGGTTCAAACTTGTCTTTGCCAATGGGGATATTATAGAAGGAAATGCCGAGCGTGGATATGTGTTGAATGATTTAAGAGATAAAAATTACAAAGTGATTGAAGATATGATTGGGCGACAGCTTGATAAGAACATCAATACTTATACGAGCAAACCCACCACTCACAAGATTGGATGACAGCAGGGGATGAACGGCTCTAATATATACCTTTAAATATAAGCGTGGGTTCGATTCCCACCATCCCCTTTTAATCTATAAGATTTAAGATATAACAAACAGGAGGTCAGCATGACCGAAGAAACCCAAGAGACTCAGGAGAGTCAAGCACCAGAACCAGAAGTACAGGAATCAACTTCAGGTGAGGATTACGCCGAGTTCATAGCAGAAAGCAAAAAGTATCGGCAACGGGCACAGAAAGCAGAGACGAAGTTAGGCAAACTTCAGAAGCAAATGGATGTAGATAGGCAGAAACAGATGGAAGAAAATGACCAGTGGCGTGAACTCGCTGAAGAGCGGGGTAAACAGATTGCTGAATTAGAACCCATCGTGGAACGGGCGAAAGCTGACGATGCTACCATGCGAGAAGAACTGCTCTCTGATTTTTCCGAGGAAGATCGGGAAGATTTCAAGGAACTTCCAACACCCGCCCTGCGGAAAGTTCATGGGAAAATTCTAAAACCTAAACCCGCCAAGACTGATTCATCAGTTGCAGGTGTTTCAACTACCCCATCAAAGAAAATGTCTGAGATGAGTAAAGATGAAAGGCGTGACAACTGGGCAGGTATTGTAGCGGGTTACACGAAATAGGAATTAAAAATGGCAGAAGTAACATTAACTACTGCAGCAAACTTCATTCCCGAAATGTGGTCAGACGGTAGATTATGCCGCCTATGTTAGGAATAGCATAGTGAAAATTGGAGTATTAAGCGGGAAACCTAAGTGCGAAAGCATAAGGCAATCCGAACCGAAGGATACATCAAGTGTATTCAGGGGCAGAGCATAGGTGATGAAAAGATATAACTCACCCAAGAGACTCCGACAACTCACGTTAGTTGAAAAGATATGCCGATACTTCATTGAAAAATGGAGATGTGAGATAAAAAACTCACTACAACAAATGATCCTTGATTATGCAGAACGGGCTTTCCAGTTACGTAATCAGGTAACCGATCTATCAAGCATGGTTTCGGCAGGTGGCGATACTATCCACGTTCCAAAA